CTTTCGTTTAAGATCACATATTCCTTTCCGGATGAGTTTCTTCTCGTTGAAGTCTAAATCTCACCCGAAGCCTGGCGTTAGCCAGGGGGGGCAACCATCTGGTGGCTCCCATCCCAAAGCAAATCTCTCTTTGCGTCTTGAACGAGATAGCCTGAACTTCAAAGCAGCAATTCGCCGTCCTTTGGATGAGTTGCAGCACACGGCAGGCTTGATCGGACATAAGTTCACCAATTTTGGACGACGTCACGAACCGTATGAATACCAAATGCGGTCCCGTCTCCAGACCAATGGGTCGGTCTCCCCAGTGCACAAGGACTTTATGCGCACATTCTTTCAGGAGATGCGACTGCGTGACTGGTCAGGAAATAACAATGCCTACCACACGCATGAACATGACGCAAGACTTCGTGCCCACATGGAAGAAGAAGTCAAGACCATCGCCCGGCGCGCTCAATGCGCCGTGTATGATGTCTCCATGTCGGGTCGTAACTTCGCTGACAATGAACGCGGCGAGCGCTTGCTCTTCCATCCGAAAGACGCAGGCCTTCCATGCCGCCGCGATAACCCTGAACCAGGAGATGTTCTCAAACTCATTGACACTGAGTATCACATGGAGGAACTGAATTCTTTCCTCCTCAATACCCAGGGCCAACATACCGTCCTCATGACGACCATCATTCCATCGGTCGCCGCTTTCCAAGGACGTGAGACGAACATGTACTTTATGACCGACGGCAGGGTACGATGTGAGGTCACTGGCGGAGGCAAGTACTGTCACCCCCTCTGGAACTATTGTGGAGGTGAGGAGGATGGAGCGGATTCAATGGTAGTGTCGGACAATGCGAACACCATTGTGTTCCTCGTCGAGACGCGACGATTCAGCCCCATCCATGCAGTAGTTGGCCTCTTCCCCGTTGCTCATTACGAGGGACACGAACATTTCTTGTTCCATAAATACGTGAAGAGCACCCCACTTCGCCGTCTAAACCCACTCCAAGGGGAATTCGTTGTCATCCGGCAGCAGGACAAAGACCTGACGACCGTGAGTGTTGCACGCGCCACACTGGGAGCTGTTACGGCAGCTACCATTCCTGTGGCGGCATTCGACATGCTCATGAGCAAGCATCTGGCTTCCACTACCCAGATGACTGCCGCGTCTGTCAAACAGGTCTTGAACAAGTTTCAAGTTTACACTCCGCATGATTATCGGTTGGTACCAACAACTGATGATGCGGAAGTAAGCGCTGCCGCCACCATTCTGTGCGACTACCTGGTGAGCAATTTCCATCACCCACCAGTTAGGGTATCCCTTGTTGAGGCTGCTAAGACCTACTCTGTGTATACTCCGGAGGAGGATCTTGATAACCTCATTCCAACAGCCATTCCATTCATGTCTCCTTTATGGAATGAAGGATACAACCCAGCCAAGAACGATTCAAACATGGTTTGGGGTTGCACAACGCGTATCACTGAACCAGCAAAGAAGCGGAAGCATTTACCAGCTCCCGTTAAAGTGATGCGGGACTATGTTGGGGAGTTTACCTCATTGGTTCTCAAGCACACCGGCACCCTCGAGCCTGTGACCATTGAAAGTCTGCTGGAGAAGCAGGAGGGAAATGCACGCATCAAACGGTTCGTCACCGAGTTGGAACATGAACTTGGTGAACGTCCCATTGAACCCTTTCAGAAGGCGGAATGCTACGACAAGCTCAAAGATCCGCGGATCATTCTGGCCATGTGTCAGAACGCGAAGCTCGCGGCATGCCTTCTCTCGTTGGCTGCAACAGAAGCAGTCAAAGAACTTCCGTTTTATTCCTTCGTCACCCCAGTGGAGCTCGCCGATCGCGTGGCAGCTGTGACAGCGAACTACACATGGGTGGCGGAAACGGATTTTGTTCGCATGGATGGCACCATTGGAGAATACTTACGCCTGGATGTCGACAGGGCCCTGCTTGAGGGGTGGTTCAATAACTACCTCTTCATGGTCCATGAGGCATTACGCCTGACGACACACAAGGTGCTTAAGTTCCGAGACATCTATGGAGAGTTTGTCAAACTTGGCAATACTGAGTGGGCTCAGTGTACTGGTGACGGATTTACGAGCCTGTTACACACGATGCGCAATGCTGCAATGGACTTTGTCACTCACAGGATGAGTGGCTTGAGTCTGGAAGACGCCTGGAAATTTGTTGGAATGAAGGGCGGAGATGATGGCATCAGCGGAGGTCCAAAGAACATCGAGCCAGACGCTTGGGTGAAACAATACCACCAGGTGGCTGAGCGCTATGGACTGAGACCGAAGGTGACCGTCATTCATTCTGGACCTTTCATGTTTCTGAACCGAGCATGGATGCTTGGGGAGAGATTCTCATGTCAAGACGTTGCACGAGCTTTGAAGAAGTTGCACATGACGACTGACCGGACTGTTACAACACGGGAGAAATGTGAGAACAAGTTGCGCGAGAAGGTTGAAGCCTTTCGACGCACTGATCCACATACACCAATCCTGTGCGACCTGGTCAAGGCCGTCGATGCACAGCTCGGACAGAGGGATGGAACGGTTGAAGGCTGGTGGGCTGCATACGATTTGCCCAACCAGTTTCCAAACGCTGCATTGGACTGGATTGAAGATTATGTGAATGACACATGTTCCGGTTTCAACATGCACCACTTCCGTGAACACATCAACAAGAAGAGGGACGTACTCCAGTTCCCCATATGTGTGGAAGAGCAGCCACCAGAAACACCTTCTCGCGACGTAGTCTTGCAAGGAGAGGTTGTCCCGGCCGAACCACAGAAACCTGGTCCGGCCAAAGCATCGGACCCTAAGCATGGAAGCAAAGTCCGAAGCAGCAATGAGAGCGGTCTTGGATCAAAGGATCGGCGCTCTCGCTCGAGAGTTGGCAAACCTCGAGCTGACGACACCAAGCGGCCCACTAATTCTGGGGCCCAGGGGAAGAAGATTGCTCCGAGCCATCCTGGTCAGCGGTCACAGCGACGCAGTGGCCAAGGAAGTGGCAGTAGAGTGGTCGACGGAACTCGTCCTCGAACTGGTGGCGTCAAAACCGGCTGAGTAAACAGCTGTAGCTAAAATCAGGTGAAGGAAAA